TTGCTGGGCTTACCCCCGCGCGGCGGCAGCAACAACCTAAATCCCATGAGCGTATCGCCGCTGCAATGCGTAACTCGGACAAGGTTCAAAGTCTTAAACCGGCAGAGCGGAAGGTTTACAATATCTCGCGCAAATATTTCGATGACATGCGGGGCCGTATGGCAGCGGCGGGCGAGATCATAGGGGATATAACAAAAGATTACTTCCCTCAAGTGTGGCGCACTGATTTGATTGAGGCACGGCGTCCACAATTTGAGCAAATGCTGTCCCGTTATTTCCTCGCTGAACATCAAAGGGAATTTGGGACTGCACGTACACTGACAGATGAACAAGCTTTGAAAAAAGCGCAAGATGTGGCGTCTAATCTTTTGAAAGATGAAGGGGTATTGTTTCCGAAGCCAAATATCTTTTCGACCAAGGGGCTTGGCGGGGCCGACGATCACTTGGACTATGCCCGATTGATTAGGCTGGACAAAAGCAAAGAGTTCACAGACCCCACTCGACCAGCCGATGATCTTGGTGCGTTCCTTGAGAACGATCTAATGATGGTAATGTCGAAGTATTCTGACAACGCAGAACGGCGGCTAGATATATCAACTAAGTACGGCCCAGGTGCCCATGCTTTGTCTGATTACATTGCAGTGATCCGCAACGGGCCAGAGGGTATCGCTAGTCTGCTATCGTCAAACAAAATTATGGCAAAGGATCGCCATATTTTTCAAGGTCCGGATGAAGATGATATAGAGGGCATGGGTGCGCTGAAAGAAAAATTCACGACCTCTTTGTTTAAGCCACCGTTTGCTTCAAAGAAAAACGCTGAGTTCTTTTCTGATCGGCTTTTGCAGAAAGCACGGTCTGGGGCGAACCAAGATGACCTGACCCGTGACATAATGGAACTGTTGCAGGGTGACGGCATGGGCGACGAATTTTCAGATGCCATGCGGCGTAACTTCCGCAAACGTGCGGAAGCAATAGCCGCCGCACTGACCGACACTAATGGCTTAACTCGCGTACCATCAGACGATAACGTGAAACACGCCGAGCAATACGGCGAGTTGATCCTGAGAAGGCCACAAGGTTCGGCTAGTGCGCGGCGATTATCGTCTGCTTTGCGGATGGTAAACGGGGTGACATTGCTATCCTTCACCACGCTCACATCGCTGGGCGACCTTGTACTTCCATTGATCAGGTCGGGAGACTTCAAGGCTTGGACCGCCGCGCTTGGTCAGTTTATGTCTGACCCCGTGGCGGGTGGGGCGTATCGTGACATGATACGCAATGTCGGTGTGGCAGTTGAGAACACTGTCCACCAGCGAATGTCACAAGGCTATGGGGTTGATGCCACCAAATTCAGCACAGGGTTCTTCACGGCTACAGGTCTGACACCTTGGACAAACATGATGCGCGAATTGGCAGGGGCTACAGCCTATGAGCATTTCAAGGCGCAGACTAGGATCGCGCGGGAAGCCCCCAACACTCGACAGGGTAGGATCGCCAAACGAAACCTAGATTATTTCGGGCTGACTAATCTGGTCGATGGTAAGGCGATGGACATTGACATGATTATGAAGTCGGCGGGAACTGAGGCTGAAAACCCACAGTACCGAGATATTCAAAACGCGATCATAAAGTTTTCAAACGAAAGTATCTTTACGCCGAACATGAATGACCTACCACAGTGGGCCAACGGCCCAACGGGTGCGGTGATTGCTCAACTCAAAAGTTTCCCGCTTAAAATGCTGAGATTGGGGCGGTACGCTTACAGTGAGGCGGCAAGATCAGACGATCCAAATTATGCGCCAGCATTGCTTTACATGACGGCTGGCCCAGCAATGGGATTTGGTGCAGCCACAATCAAGGACGTTGTGCAGGGTCGGGGCGGTGAGGACAACCGCGAGTTCGACACACGGGATCGCCGTATAACTAAAACCTTTGCATCACTGGATGGTAAGCTTGGCGAGAATACTGACAAAGCTTTAGGCTGGTACTTCGACGGGTTTATGACAATGGGTGGTCTGGGTATCATTGGCGAAATGCTCTATGACACAGCCAACCAATTAGACAATGGTGCATACGGTCAAATCAGGATGATGGAAACTGTCTTGGGTCCGACCAGCGGGTTGTTCTTTGACGCCTCAACGGTCCTCGCGGGCATACAAGATGCGGCAAGCAATGCTATCACTGGCGAGGGTACAACGGGCAAGACCCGTGCGGCGGTGCGCGAAACAGTCAGCCGAGTGCCGATCCTCGGTCAAGTTTCTGCTGGTCGAGAAAAAATTGTGGATACTGTCGCTGGGCCACCGTCCAGATAAGAAAACCCCCGCCGCTTGCGCGGCGAGGGTTCGTAGTATTGGAGAATGTTCTTATGAGGAACAAGGCAACCTTAGTTGTCCTTAGTGTCCTTAGCAATACTAAATTCACTGCCCAAGCTACTATACCCAACCTTGTCCAGCCAACCATCCTCTGATGATATTGTGTGACAAAGCCGACAGGTTTTGACCCAATCCATCATAAGGGCGACATGACCCGCTGTGATTTCGCCATGCAACGCCAAAGCATTTTTGGCGATGATGTTCCATCCGGTAGCGATATTTCTATGCGTGGTGAGGGCTTCGCCGTATTCCTCGGCTCTCGGCCCATTGATTAGAGCCTTCGCTTTGTCGAGTGTTTTATTGCGCCTTAAAGTTTTAGACATTTGTTAGCCCCTTCAAGTAATTTAATTCTAATAAGTCAACTTCATATTCGGACGCGCTGACTTGCAACTCGACCAATCTTTCCTTGACATGCTTCTGTTTCATTCGGGCTTTGTGATAATCATCATAACTTGGATGGTCTGACTGATCACCGCCGACACTAGCAATTTGTTCGATCCGATCTTGGATGGACTCTATCTCCGCTTTGCGGCGAATTATCGCCTCGCGTATATTTTTCAAATCTTCAAAAATAATGGGCGCACCACTGGACTTGTTCATTTTGCTTCCATCTTTATCTGTTCGTATTGCCCGCAAGCTTCTTTCTCTTGTCGATTGGTAAGCTTGCAAGTAAATCCCCCGTCATCATCCGGTCTGGAATGACTGCACATTTGACAGGTTGGATTTAGCGCGGGGTTCTCCCAACATTGTGTGCGCTTGAAACACATCTTGCACCGCCAATCGTTAGGGGTGGATGCACGCCATGAGTGACCGTCTAGTGCCGCTTGGATATTGCTATAGATTTCGTCCCACATTTCCTGATCGAAAGGGACAATCTCGGCATGGTATCCGCTGGTGTTTTTACAGTAAGAAATAAAGAAGGATCGCTCAATCTTGAACATCGCCATCATCATTTGCATTTGCGAATAATAATGGCGGTGTGACGCCTTAACCCCGTAGGTCTTGAACTTCTTAAAGTTGGCATCATTCATAGATTTAATCTCAAGGATAAGCTGTTGGCTCCCATCCTCTAAATCCACCAGCCCATCCGAGTGACAGACCACATGCCCACCAAGCCACTCGGCGCGGTGTTGCCGCCCCGTCATTAAGTCTTTTTCGTACACCCTGACATTTGCCATGCGCTTCATATCACGCACGACCTGATCCTCTAGCCTGTGACCTTCTCGGAATATCCTCTGGGTGCGCGGGTCTACTGGATCATTAGGTGCGCCCCGCAAAGATAGTTGCATTTTGGCGATGCACTCATGTCCGGTAGAAGCCCCGATATAACATCGGGGTTTCTCACCTTTCTTTCTCGCCGTTTCAGCAAAGCCGTGGTCGATTGCCGCCACGACTTCGCTTGCTATTGGGTGTACCGGATGCTCCATTTTTTTTAAAAAGGAATTTCATCTTCATCTACCGGCGGCGTAGCATTAGTCGCGGCGACTGTGAAAGTTTTGGTAACGCGCGTGGTGTTTTTCCCCTGCTCTAATTTAGAGCGCACGGTAATCCCTATCGGCTTGCCACTGTACCATTCAACGCTTGGCGGCTTGGCCCCTTTATAGCCCAGATGGTTGAGTAACTTTTTTAATTGTTCACGACCAATTCTGGTCGCTTCTGCGCTTGGATGATTAAAAATAATCCACTGGGTCATTACGCCCTGATCATTCTTATATTTAACCTCAAGTTGCGGGTGTCCATTTTTAGTTTCCGTCACCTTCGCGGCTTCAATCAAACATTCGTGTGACCCATCGGGCAGCATCGACATGCCGCCAGCGTCACTAACGTCAACACTATCTAAATCAATATCTAAGTAATTCATGCCGCAATTCCTTTTGTGATTGGTGAGCGCAAACGCTCGACTAATTCCGTTACATCGTTGACCGTTTCAACCGCTTTGATACGGCGGTGTGGGTCACGGTTCTTTCCATGCCAGCCATGCACTTGATCGCAAATCAGGTATCGCTTGAGGCTCACCTTGCCGTCTTGTTCGGCGGTCTTAGTCACCATTCCGCAGACAAGATCGAAGTCACCCGCATATTTCTTTTGTTTAGATTTCTGGTGAAGCATTGGATAGAAATGTGTCTGCCCATTATCATCCGTTTCCTCGGCGGCAAGGGCGGTAACAATCGTGTGGATAGGCAGATCGCGCAGATCACCAATAAGCGGGTCCAGCTTTTGCGTATAAATCTGGTATGGCTTGAAGTTGTTATTCTTGTCGGGGTTCTCTGCCACAGCTTCCATAAACGCGCGGCGCGACAACTCGGTTATACTATCGACAGCAATCCATTTGTAGCCTTGGTCTGCAAATTCTGGGGATCGGATATAACCCATTATATCCATAAAGCTGTAACCATTCGGATGCACCTTTTTATCTACCGGATGGTCAAAGGAATAGAAGGGAAGGTAATCTATTTCTTTGTCGCTGATCGAAGTCAGCCCGCCCTCACCGGACAGCACTAATCCTTTTCCATATCGGTCATACATCTTGCCGATCTGGGTGGTCTTGCCACAGCCCGCATGCCCATACAAAAGGATATTGAGAGCGATGTTACTCACATCGCTAGTTTTAAATGGTTTAATTTTCATGTCTTGAGAACCTTTATAGCGGCGTTGCCGCGCTTGATGGTGAGGGCTGGTGTCAGCCGATCTTTCAAGTCAGTAGTGGCGGCATCAAACTTTGCCTTACTGACTGTGAAATTTTGTGAGATACAATCGGGAAGGTCGCCATCCTTAAACATTTCGGCAAGTGCGGCCTTGTCCCAATCGTACTTTTCGGGAGTGGAAATTTTTACCCGCCCGCCTTCGGCTAGTGGTATCTCCCACTCTCCGTATTCTTCTGGCAAGTCAGATAAAAGTTGTGCTTTTACATAGTCGATCTTGGCTTTGATTAAATCCAAGTCGGCAGCGAGTTTNTTATATGCCTCGGCATGCCCCGCTAATCGTTCACTCTTACTCTGCGCGGGGATAAGGTCGAGCGATATATCACCATAAATTATTTCGTCCGTCATATTAAAGTTGACCCTTGATAGTTGCGGTGGTTGTGTTTAGTAACACATCCACCACAACCCAACAAGAGGCAATGATGAAATTCAATCTGAAAAAATTGGTTAGCGATCTTGGTGGTGCGCGACAGGTCGCGGAACTTATCGGTGTAGGACGAACCGTTCCTTATGGATGGATACGCAGGGACTACATCGGCTCAACTCACCTTTTATTGATTAAACAGGCCAACCCTACGTTGGATATAAACACTTACTTTGAGCGAGGTACTAATGACCGAGGCAACACTGTCGGCAGCACTTGAGTATATAGACAGGGGATGGTCAGTCATCCCCATCAGAGCGGGAACTAAAAAGCCCGTCATAGGATGGAAGGAATATCAGGACAGGCAACCAACCGAGGCTGAGTGCATCGGCTGGTTTGAAAATACAGACCACGACATAGCCATTGTGTGTGGTCGTGTCAGCAACCTAGTCGTAGTTGATACTGATGATGACA